ACGCAGCGTAGGCAATTTGAGCGCCGCCAGATGCAGCGTCAAAAATTGCAACATGGCTGATAGTCCCCCAAGATCCCGTCGCCGCGTCAAACTCAACCGCGCCGCTGTTGGTCGCCGTGTCGCCCGACACCGTGAAGGTGACAGCCTTGCGCGCGTATCCGTTGCCGCTGATCTCGGTGCCGCCGGTCTCGCCTGGGTTGGATGTAAATAAACCAAGATACCACGACGTCGGACGGGTAACTGCGTCTGCATTAAACGCCCACTTTAGGACATTGGTTTCGTATGTGTTTGAAAAGCTCATCAGTAGCTCCTTATTTTCAAACGAAGGCCAGAGCCTCCAAATTTAGCTTTATCAGTTTCAAGAACCAGCCCAGCGATGGCTTCCTCATAAAGCCCCTTCCAAACGCCAATGCGCTCGTCATCCTTCAAATATGGCGCAGCTTGAAGCAAAGCCCCGTACAGGTAAACGTCTGGGCTATACGTCAGCATCCAGTTATCCGCGTTTGCGTCGCCCAAAGCATCAATCCGGCCATAATACGCCATCTCAAGCGTAAACGTGCCAGCCGGACTGGGATAAACCTCGATCTCGCCGGACGTGATCGAATAATACTGCGGCGAGCCTGACCCATTGTTGCTGCCGCCGCGCAGCGCCAGCATTTCAGCCTGACCGACTGGCTCAAGCTCAGCAAATCTGTTGCCCGTGATGCTCATGCGGATCGGGGAAATGAAATCAAATGGCAGCGCAGAATACTGGCTGTCAAGCTCAGTCGTGGCCCGCTTCTCCATGCGCCAGTGGCGTACACGCCGATTGATGTCAGCCTCCGCCAAGCTGATAAACGTCGGCAGCACCGCCGTCAGGTCATCCCGCAGCAGCCAGTCAGCCAGCGCGGCTTTCAGCTCGGTGTAAGTCGTGATGCTCATTTCTTGCCCTTCATGCAGCGGCCAGCAGCCGCGCAACGACGTGGTGTCGGACAGCCAACGCAGAACTTGAACTTAGGTGGCTTCATTTCTTCTTACCCTTCTTGGCCTTGCTCAATGCGATAGCAATGGCCTGCTTTTGCGGCTTTCCGGCCTTCATTTCCTGCCGGATATTAGCAGAGATGACCTTCTTTGACGAACCTTTTTTAAGGGGCATCATTTCATCTCCCAGCCAACGTGGCGCGATTCATCATTGCGTCAATTGCATACAGGTCGGCTTGCTCGCGACCCCTTTGTCGCAGAATTTCGTCATACATCATGTTCGTCTCAACCCATTGATCGTCAATTGTTTGAGACAAGTTTGGGTTCATCTGGAAGCTCTTCAAATCCTTTGGCATGGCGTTCACCATCGGCATATTTGCCCCGCTCGGTGTAGAATCCATAATCTTTCCATAAGCCTCATCTGGGAACTGAATAGTCCACGGCCTTGGCGCACCCATAGTCATGTTCTCCCCGACACGCTGGATCGCGGCATCATATGAGCCATGATTTTCTGGATAGACAAAGAAGTCGCGCAATTCACGGTCGGCCAAGTCAGGCTCAAATACCCTGTAACCACTGCTCAGGGTGGGTTGGTTGATTAAATTTGGGTCCATCGTCGCCCATCGCACCGCGCCAACGCTCGGCACGCCCGCCGCTAAGGCTGGTGATGTATCAAGCGCCTTTACAAATGCTGCGCGCTGGCCGCCTTTTAAAGACGTCAAGTATTCTGGAAGTTCTGGGCTAAGCAAGCCCATCCCCTCCGGCAGCAATCTATTATTGTTCTTTGCGGCCCCGATTAAAGGTACAAAATTTGGGTCAATCTGAGATTCCGCTGCGCGTATTGCTTGCACAAGGTTCATGGCTTGGTGCTGGCTGAAATCTCCGCCCGATGTTCCCATTGTCATGGGAGTGACGGCGACTCTGCCGCCATCGTCCATCATTCTGCCCCATGCATTTGCTTTACTCGTCAGCGCGCCCGCCTCAGACATAAATCCCAAATCGTTGATATTATCGCCAAACGCATGACCCGCCTGCTGCATTACGGGGCTTGGGAGCCGCAAGCCGTTAATCTCATCAATGATTGCGTTGCCAAGTGTCGAGTCAGCGACAAATCCAGTTAAGTCAGTAAAACCCTCACGCTGGAATTGCTCAGCGGTCATATTGCGCGGCGGCTGAACTGAAGTCGGCAGAGAACGGCCAGAAACAGTCCACTCGCTCGGAGGCACACCAGTTTGCTTCTTGCTAGAAAAATCAGAAAACAAAGCTGGATCTCTGGACCGCCCACCGCCTACTCGCGGCGCAGCAAAGCCAGATGTGCGCGTAAACGGCTGAGCCGCAGCTAGTTCTTCAGCCGACAGCCGATCTACGGCGGAAAGAACATTGTTTTCAGTAACTTGGCGTGGAATATTTTGAGATGGCCGGATACGAATATTTCCACCCATCGTGCCGAATGTATTCGGGTCGATCTCAATACGTCCCGCTAAGTCTGCTGCGCCTCGACCGGCGGCAGCAATCGGCCTAGCAATAGCATCTCCAGCGCCAGGCACGAGGCCTATCAGGCCAGCCGCACCGAGCAAGCCAGCGGCTGTGTAATCCCCGCGAGAATATGCGTCGCCAGCCTCACCCAATGCTAAAACGTCACCCACACCAGGCAAAAATTCTTGCGCGCCACGCATAGTAGAAACGCTTAATGGCTCTTGATTTCTGTTTTGCGCCAAAAAACTGTCTTGATAATTTTGAGCATAACCTGGGTTTGGGCCACCTGCTAAACGCGCGTTGATTGCAGCCCTGCGGGCTTGAACCGCATCGGGCGAAAAATACGCAGATATTTCATCAAGTAAACCAGCCATCTACCGAGGCCCATACATCGGCATCGGGTTATAAGCCGGTTGAATGCCCTGCTCCTGCATGCGGCGCAACGCGGCCTCAAACTGCGAATCAAGGTACGACGTCTGCACAGGCATCGGAGCCTGCGCAGGCATCGTTGACTGGATCGGCATAGCCGTCGCAAAGCTGGCTGGGCGGGCCATTGGTGCCATCGAACTAGCAGGAGCCTGCGCACCGCGCGCTTCAGCGCCATATGGCTGCATAAAAGCATTGCTGAGCATACTCAGAAGGCCACCGCCCTCGAATTGCTGCCCGGCACGGCCCTGACCGCCGCCGTTAATCATATCAACAACAGCGTTGACCCGTTGATCGCCGCTGCCGTAGCTGTATCCAAACATCGTCTTGCACCCCGTAAGCCTTTGGCTTACCATACACGAAAGGCGCGGATGCTACAACACCCACGCCTTTCTGACCGAAACGACCTTGAATGGAGGCCGAAATGGCTAAATGTTATATACTTACACCAAAAGATTTGCGCAAGCTGCTGCGGTATGACGCGGACACAGGAAAACTTTTTTGGCGCGAAAGAAGCCAGAAATGGTTTAATGAGTGCGCGCAAGGCAAAGCGACAAGGTGCGCGATGTGGAATGGCCGCTATGCCGGCAAAGAAGCATTCACAACAGAAGATGGAAGCAAGTACCTGATTGGTGGGATTTTAGGCAGACAATATTTGGCGCATAGAGTGATCTGGGCTTTGGATACTGGATCATGGCCAGATAACGAGATTGACCACATTAACCACAATCGCAGCGACAACAGAATTTGCAACTTGCGGGAAGTAACAAGCCGCGAGAACAAACAAAATGTTGGGCTTCGCGCCGACAGCCGCAGTGGCGCAACTGGTGTTTGCTGGCACAAACAAAGGGGAAAATGGCAAGCCTACATTAAGGCCGAAAACAAACGAGTGCATTTAGGGCTGTTCTCAAAATTTGAGGACGCGGTAATCGCTCGAAGCAAGGCAAATGCAAAATACGGGTTTCACAAAAATCACGGCACCTAAGCTATACCTTTGAGCGCCCTGCGCAGCGGCTTGCCCCATACTGACATTTTGCCACCCATCGCGGTCGCGGCATCTGACGCAAACGTCAAACAAACCGCGTCAGCAATGTCAGGTGAGGGTAAGCCGCGACGCTTCATGTCGTCTTTTCCCTCTGCCTTCATCTTGCCGCTGCTAACGAATGTATATCTGATTGATGTCAATTCCCCGATAAGCCGCTCATCTTTGGGGATTTTTGCGTTTCTTTGCTCAAGCCAGCCACGCATTTTGAACCACAATTCAGCCCGCAAGTTAATATAAGTTCCGGCCATGCTAGGGCTTTCCGCCACGTTTACGCCGCGCACAGGCAAGCCAAGCTCACGCAGGCGGTCCACAACCCCAGAACCCATTCCAATTACGTCAACCATAATTTCGCGGGGCCGCAAGTTTGAGGGCAACCCATCATATTGCGCCTTCACGCGGCCAACAGTAGCCATCAAATCCAAACCTTGCCAAGATGTAACTTCCGTAATCACATTCCCCTGACGCTTCGCCAAAGCCGATTTATCAGAACCAAAGCGCGCCACATCAAGACCCCATACGATAGGCGCGCCCTCATCTAACTGAATATCTCTGTTCGTCGCCGCCTCAACCAAATGAAAAGGGATGATTGTATCATCATCAGCAAGCGGAAACTCACCCAAGACACGAATCCGGTAGGCATTGCTTTCCTCACCGTACCGTAGCCGCATCTCGTCAACAAACTCATCAGAAACCAACGGGCTTTCAACGCAAGACCAACGCCGCGTCCACCACGTCTCCGACAGCCGCGTCTGGCTCTCAAAGAACGTCCCGCTCGATCGCGTCGGGTTCGAAAGCATGATCGTCACCGCGGCATGGCCCGACATCGAGCCAGCAGCGGCCTCAAATACCTGCTCAGGCACACCAGACGCCTCGTCAACGACCAGCATCACGTTATCCGAGTGAACCCCGGCCAACGCCTCTGGCGTCTCAGCCCGCGACGTCCGCGCCGAAATAAACGCCTCACTGGGTGCCGCCACAAGCTCAACACGGTCAGACTTCACAGTCAGCATCGCCTTGAGCGCTGGCGGCAATTCATTCACCCACCGCTTCAACTCCGCAAACAGCGCGTCAAACAGCTGGCCACTCGTCGGCGCAG